ATTTGTCGAGCATTTGTGATACAGTATACACTTTATTATAAATCATAGGATAAAAAGTATCTACACAATCTATACCATCTTGAATCATTTGTAGACCTTCTGTTGTACCAGTATTTCCATAATCATTCCAATCTAAACTAAAAGCATATGAAGCATGAATATTACTTAAATTATTTTGTATCGATTCTAATGGATTATGTCCATGCTCCTTAATATTAGGAACTAAGAAATAACCTCTTCTAACAGTTTCAGATAAACTTGGTGATTGATTCCATTTTATTTTAAAACGATATTTTGCTTTGGTTGGAATTCCTTTTTTTGGGTCATCTGATAAAACTTGTTCGCCAAATTCATTTGTTATTAAATAATCTAAATTCATTGGTAGGTCTAATAACCAAGCTCCATTATCGTCAATAACTTGCCCTCCTTGGTCTAAATCAACTTGTTCTAAAACAGGTCTACCATACTCATCTTGAAAAATTGTTTGTCTAATTGCTAATATTTCTCCAGGCCCTGCAACCAAATCACATAAATGACCTTGTTTTAATTTTGGTTTACATCCTTTTTTTATAAATTGTGTATCATTTGCCGATATAATTGACCCCATAAAAATAGATGTTGGCTCAATTAAAATATCCGCCTCTGAAGACAAATCAAAGTCCGTTCTAGTGATTCCTAAATTACAAACTTCAGGTTGACCCCATAATGGTTCAACCTCTATTGTTTTATTTATAGTCACAATTTGAGGAAGATTTGCTAAATTTGGTGAAGATTTAAAATTAACACCAGCAACTTGGGATTCGGTTGCTCTACCCATTCTAATTAAATCTTGTGGAGATAATGAAAAATCACCAATGTCTGATAAATCAACATCTAAGTGGATTGTTTGTGTACCAACAGGTACACCAAAAATCATAAAATCACCACTTGAGTTAGTTACCGCATTATATTTGTAATACTTGTCAAAAACTTGAATTAAAGTAGTATCCGTTAATACGTCTTTACGAGTGAAGAACGTACCTGTAGGTATGTGCGCACTATATGATGGTCTATACGGTAATAAATTATATCGATAACCATCCTCGTTAAAATCTGATAAAGTTCTATATGGATATAAATCACTTAAAATTGGATTTACCGCATCCTCATCTGTTAATGGTATAAAAATAGATACCTTACAGTTTGGTAAACCAAATCCATCATTTACAGAAACTCTACCTATTACAACACCATAATCTGAACATGGTCTTGTGTATATTTGACTCTGTAGTATTTTTAAAGATAATATCTCGAGAAACTCAAAATCTTGGTCTAATTGTACTTTTATTGACTTATCGACACCAACTTGGGTTCTTATTCTATATGATTTGGACATTAATTAACCTTTTAAGATAAATAGTTTATTGTCTATTTTCAAAAAAGATATAACATTTTTTGATAAAATAAATTATCAAGAGAAATTAACTGTCTTGATATTTTTAACTCGGACATTGATATCCTTACTTGGAAATCTTACTTGATATGTTTGACTTGGCTCCGCAAAAATTGTATCATCAATTAATTCGATTTGTTTTGTTGTTGAATCCAAATATCTTTGAGAAGTTTGTGAAGAAGAGTATTGTCCTCCAACTTTGTTAAACACTTGAATATCAGATAATGACACTACACCATTTTCACTTTGGATTAATCTTCTTAACTCAGATATATTAACATTTTCACCCATTTCTCTATTCGCAGGGTCCATAAAATCTGATGTTATATCAATTATTTGTGAAATTACCGCACCTTGGTTTTGTGAATTATCCAAAACAACATCAATATTGAAACCTAAATCAATAACGTTAGCACTTTCAATCGAGATATAGTCATTAATCATTCGATAATTTGATAGATAATTCGCAACATTATTTTTCAAAGTGTTAGAAACGATTTCTGTTAAACTACCAGTATCATCATAAGCTAACATCTTTATTTTTATCTTGTTATTCTCTTCTAAAATAGACACTTTAGCAGGTGCACCATACTGTGATGGCATTGTTCTAATTATTGATTCATAATCACTAACTGTCACCGCTCTATTTTGTGCTGCAAAGTTAAATGATACAAAACTTCTAACTTCTTCCGTTGTTGGATTATTTGCACCTCCAATTGCTGCTGTTACGTTGTTACATCTCAATGAATTAACCACACTTGTATTTGTAGTGTCAGAAGGTCCGTTAACAGTAAATGATACCGTACCAATCTGTGTTATAACACCTACACCCAAGTTACTTGATGTACCACCACCAATTCTATATTGAACAAATAAAGTAGTATTCGCTTTCAATGTGCTACCTAACGCTAAATTATTTGAATATTTGTATAAATCTAATTTAAATCCATTTCTCGCAAACTCCCTTAATTGTTCGTCAGCAGATTGTGTCCCACCTCCAAAAGTCATTTTTAGGAAACCTTCAGGTGTATATTCCGTTATGAATTTAGTATTAACTAATAGATATTTTCCAACTTTAATACCAGGTTGGTCAGAAACCTTTGTTGGGTCTTCAACAAAAACTCTATCGTCAATTAACGCCTTTACCTCATACCATCTGTTATCAGGTCCCAAAAATTCTTGTACCGATGGTATGTTTGCGTATTGTGTACCATCTTTCAATAACACACTGGTTACCCCTAAAACATTCTTTTCAGGTAAGAATAATTCATAGAAGGGTCTAACATCATTTGCGGTTATAACCTTCTTAAAAACCTTTGTAATACCATTTACAACTGTTTCTCTTTTAACAATTGTATAATTTAATAAATTATTATTTGCATCGAAGTTAGGTATTTTTAATCTGTTCGGAAAACCCTCAGCGTTTATTGCTGAAGCAAAATCAATATCATAAACAGTTTCAAAAACTTGACCAGCACCATTAACTTGTGAACCTCTTCTTAAAATACCACAATATCTTAAATCTTCTTTATCTCCAAAAGCTGGTACTGTAATAGAAAAATCAACCAAAGATACTGATGGTCTCTGTCCCGGCACTTTTAATCCATAGGTTCTTGCTATGTTATAAATTGAAGACCTTTGTTGTGCATATTGTAGTACAGTTTCCTGAATACTTCTATCTATATTGAATTGTAAATTATCAGTAACCGCAGCATTTAAATCAATTAATGCTGAGAATACGGATGCGTCATTAAAGTTTTGAACTAAATCAGGATAGTATGTTCGAGTAAAATTAATTAACTCAGTCCTAATTTGTTGGAAATCTCGGGTTGTATATGATATTTTTTTATTCGCCATTACTATTAAATATTAATAATTACAAAATCACTCTCATTGAATGTATTATCGGTAATAATATAATCAATTCTTACTTTTGCTGTATGTTCTTTTTCAGAAATATTTGGTACTCTAAAAACTCTATCATCATTTTCAGTGATATATGTTCCTTTATCTTCCTCCCCCATTGATGCGTCTGTCACTGAAATACTAGTTATTGTTAAATTTGGTAGGTATTCACTTACAGAATCCCTTATTTCCGATTCAATCTCAGAAAACGTAGGACCATCCATAGGTTCAAAAATATATTCATAAAGTCTTGTTCCAAAATCAGGTAAATAATATCTTGTACCTTTTCTGGTTAATAATAAATGAATTAAAGCACTTCTTACTTCGTCATCATTATTCTCAGATAAATCAAAATAATTTCCATTATATGAATCTCTAAAAGGAAAATTAATTCCATATGTAGTACCTTGTCCCATATTCAATAAATATACTTACCTGAAATTATTTTTAAACAATACGATTTAATTGTCTATGTATTGATTTCCAATTATTATGACAATCTTTAGGGGTTTCTGAATTAATAAGTAATAAAGTTACCCCGTTATTATGTTTTTTATTGAAATTATTTAGTCTTAAATTATTAAATATTTTTTTTTCATTGTCTTGGATTCCTAAAACTCCTTTTTTTTGGTATTCAATTATTCTATCTAAAAACTCATTTCGAGTCCAAGGTAATTCGTAATTTTTATTCCTGTATTTATATTTTTTACCATTCTCATCATTATGTAAAATAACTTCATTTTTAATTGATTTTTTAAAATCATTTAATAAATCATATACACCAGAATAATAACTTTTTTTTTCAAAATGTCCTGCACAAGATGGTGTTGTTATAATATCATTTTCATGTAACATTTTAACAATAGGATGTAAATTTTCATCTAATGTTTCATAGAATTCTTCATTATTTGGTAATTCGAAATCCCTTTCTTTTTTTACAAAAAAATACCAAGGAACTTGTTCATTTGATAACCAAATTCCTTTGTGAAATTCTTCATGTGGTATTAAGTCTGTTTGTAATATCATTCTTCGTATTCGTCTAATCTCGTATCTTTTATAAACTTCGGAAACGCTTTTTTGTAAGA